ACCATTAAAAAAGGTAGAGATATAGATAAAACAGGAGCTCATTGTAAGGGGCACAATAGAAATTCAATAGGGGTGTGTTATTGCGGAGGCGTAGAGGCTGATGGTAAGACGCCAAAGGATACTAGAACAGAAGTACAAAAAGAAAGCTTGTTACACGTCCTTAAAACGTTAATGGCGATGTATCCGCTTGCTACTATTTATTCACATAATGAGTTTGCTAATAAAGCATGCCCATCATTTGACGCGACTAAAGAATATGAAAATCTCTGAAAACACTGAGTTTAAAATTGATATAAAAACTGTAATTGGAATAATAATGTTTACTACCACAATAGTAGGTATGTATTATACATTACAAGAAGATATAGCAGAAGCTAAAACTTTGCCACCTGTAGAAGTTACTCGTTTAGAGTATGAGTTAAAAGAACAGTGGAACGAAAAAATGATCATGCAGTTGAAAGATCAAGTAGATATGCTAGAACAAACTCAAGACATATTAAAAGAAGAAGTTAGCATAACAGCTAGTATGATTAAAGATGGTACAGAAGCTGATGGTAAATTAGAAGAACTTAATAGACAATTAGAAGAATTACAAAACAAAAAACCTAGCACTAGAGTTATAGTAAAAGAGATTAAAGTAGATAAAAAAGGTAGAAAATTATAAATTATGGCAACTAAAAGAAAATCAAAGAAAAAAAATCCTTGTTGGAAAGGTTATGAAGCTATAGGTATGAAGAAAAAAAATGGTAAAAAAGTGCCTAACTGTGTACCTGTTAAAGGAAAAAAGAAAAAATAATGGCAATAAGAAAAACTACAAAAGGTAAAGGTCGTAATTTTAGAAGCACAAAAGAAGGTGCAGGTATGACTGCTAAAGGTGTTAAAGAATATAGAAAGAAAAACCCTGGCAGCAAATTAAAAACAGCCGTAACCAAATGTGATGTTAAAGTGGGCACTAAAGCTTACAAAAGACAAAAAGCATTTTGTAGCAGATCAAAAAGCTGGGATGGCGAAAGAGGTAGAGCAGCTAGAAAAAGATGGTGTTGTTCTAGATTTTAAATTTATTATTATGAAAGACAAAGGATTAGGAGATACAATAGCTAGATTTACAAAAGCTTCAGGTATAAAAAAATTAGCTGATTCAATACCAGGTGGCTGTGGATGCAAAAATAGGCAAAACATATTAAACGATTATTTTCCATATAAGCAAGAAAAAGATGGCGTTTAAGTTAAAAGCACCTTATAAAACTAATATAACTCCGGTTTATCATGTAGACGAGGAAGAAGGCGTTTTAGGTAGAGCCAATAATAATGGTACTATAACTGTCAATAACAAAGTTAAAAATCCTGAACAACTTAAAGAAATTATAAGTCATGAAGAAGTTCATGTCGAACAGTTTAAAAAATTTGAAAAATCTAAAGGAAAAAAAGGTTTAGATTATAATGACAAATACATTACGTGGAACGGTAATAAATACCCACGTAAAAACGGAAAAATAAAATATAATGGTAAGTGGATTGCTGAAGGATCTAAAAATTTTCCTTGGGAGAAAGAAGCTTACTCAAAAGAAAATAAACAAAAATAAAACAAATATTATGCCTTATCCAAAAAAAGCACCAACAGCAAAAATGAAAGATAATCAAGATGGTGGAGGAAATCAACCTGCCGCTGGAAAACAACTAATGGACAACCAAGCTGCGGCAATGAAAAGAGGTCCTATTTATAAAACAGACGCTCGTGTAGCTAGAGACTACGCTGCTAATGCTGCTTACGATGCTGAGCATGGTTATAAAAAAGAAGCTAAGTTTGAAAAGAAAAAATTAATGCACGTTGTAAATAGAATTGCTTGCCAAAGAAGTAAATAATGGCATTTAAAATGAGTCCAATAGGTAAAAAGAAATGTTCTTATAGTCCTATGCAGAAAAAAGGTTTAATATCACCTATAGCTTTAAAGACTAAATATTACGGTGAACCGGGTGAAAACACTAAGGTTACTGTGACTAAAACGCCAACAGCTACTGGCTTTAATGAAGAAACCAAAGAGGTTAAAACTGTAGTTCCTTTTGCTAATAAGCCTAAAGTTTCTATGCAGGAAGCTTATAAAAATCGTGACATGAACGCTTATGGTAACTTGAGTTTTCCAGAATACGAAAAAGAAGCTTTATCACAGTTGAAACCAAAAGTTACTACCAATGTTACTAATAGAGTTGTTGACAACAAACAGGAAGAACAACCTAATACAAAGCAAGAAGTAGATTACTCTTATTTAGATGGACTTGCTCAAACTCATGGTTATAAAGCTGGAGATGGTTTACAGTACGGTACTCAAATAAGTTCTACAGTTGGAAGTACTTTAAGAGGTAGTGAAGATCCAATGTCAAGAGAAATGACTCAATTAGAAGCTGATTATCTTAATAAGAAAGCTGGTAAAATAATATATGGAGGGCCAATGTCTAATTTGAACAAAAACAAAACAAAGAAAAATACTGCAAAACCTATAGTTAACAGGGTTATTAGAGCTTCATTTTAATGGAAAAGAAAACTTTTAAAGAAACAAAAATAGGAGCCTTTTTATCAAGTAAGGCTCCTAAGGTATTACAAGCTCTTGGAGACGTACTACCTAATCAAGGCACGCTAGGTGTAGTAAAAAATCTTATAACAAGTGATAATAAGATTAAGGCGGTTGATAAAGAGCAAGCTATGAAACTTATAGAACAAGATATAGCTGAAATGAAAGAAGTATCTAGTAGGTGGAGAGCTGATATGAAGTCTGATTCGTGGTTAAGTAAAAACACAAGACCGCTAGCTTTAGTATTTCTAACAGCATCAGCTGTTTTTATGATGGCTGTAGATTCTTTTCATTTGCAATTTGACGTGGATGACGCTTGGATAAACTTATTAAAAACTTTACTGGTAACAGTATATGTAGCGTACTTTGGTTCTAGGGGCGCAGAAAAAATAACAAAAATAAATAAATAAAAATGGCAACATATAATGTTTACGAATATGACATAGCTGGTGCTGTAGGTCAAATGCAAGCTGAGCCAAGAGTTTTTGCTCACAGTGCTAAGTCAGTAACTATACCTACCGGAGCAACGGCTGAAGAAAAAATATTCACTAGTGATAATGTTCCAGCTCCACTTCCGTCTGGTGACGATGTACAGTACACTACAATAAAAAGAGGAGCTTGCTTATATGTAGGCAACACTGGAAATGTTAAAGTAAGAATGGAAAGTGGTGATGTAGTTACTTTTTATGGTGTAGTTTCGGGATCGTTTTTACCTGTATTAGTTTTAGGTATATTTGGAGAAAATGAGAATACAGAAACAGACGGCACTTCGGCTACTAATATATTAGCACTGTATTAATGTTTATTGGAAGCATTAATACCATTCCAAGTATTGTAAACCTACCAGGACAAAGCAAAAGCCCTATAGATTTTACAGATGAATTTGCTTTTAGATTTGGCGCTAATCCTAATGCAGAATTTTTTACAGTTGGACCAACAAGTGAATTTGACTTATTGTCTACTGTAACTGTTTCTTTTTGGTTTACTGTAGATAACAGTCTTTGGAGTTCAACCGCTAATGAAACACGTGGGATGGTAGATAAACTTAATTCTACCAAAAATGCTGGATGGGGTGTATATTTTCAAAACTTTTCTATTCAAGGTGTAAGAGTACCTTTTATTTGTGCAACTACAGGAAATTCAGGAGTAGGCCTTACCAGTAGAAGATTACGATACGAAGTGCCAGCTGCTGATACAGCTTATCATTACGCTTTTACTTATAACTCTATAACAGGTGAATATAAAAGCTATATTAATGGACAAGCTATTTTCAACACCGGTAACAACACGGGAGAAATAACACTTACTTCTATTCCAGCTCCTATAAGTAATACTTCAGCTGATTTAGTTGTAGGAAAAGATACTACTACTGCTACTCAATCAGGAGAATTTAAAGGTAAAATGGATGAAATATCTATATGGAATACAGATTTAAGTTATCAGTCTATTAATAATATTTACAATTTCAGCGTTAACGGTAATTTAAATCAAAATGCTAATGTAAGTAATTTAGTAGCTTGGTATAGATGCGGTGAAAATTCAACATGGAGTGGTAATGAATGGCAAATGCCTAATTCAAGATTAGGAGCTACAAGTGCTACAGATGTTGCTTCTGCTGGTTTAATTGAAGCAGATAGAGTGCCAGGTATAATAGTATAATATATAATTAAATAAAATGAAATCAAAAAAAAATAACAAAAAAAGAACTAGAGGAAGTTTCTGAAATAACTAGAAGAGTAAGCAACATAACTCAAGAGATAGGGTCAATAGAGATAACTAAACTAGAATATGTAGAATTACTTAAAAATGCTAAATCTGAAGAAGTTATAATTAAAAATGCACTAGAAGAAAAATATGGTAGTGTTAATATAAATATAAACACAGGTGAAATATCAGAAATAGAAAATTAAATTAAATAAAATGAAAATTAAAGAAGAAGAATTAAAACTAATTAAAGAGCAACAAAAAAATCTTAGTAAATTAGTTAATGAAATAGGTTTAGTAGAAACTCAAAAACATGGGTTACTTCACGAAATAGCTGTTGTAAATAAAGACATAAGAGATTATAAAGAAGTATTAGAGGCAGAGTATGGGTCTATAAATATAGATCTTGAAACTGGAGAATATACAAATGTTGAAAAAGATGTCGAAGATAAGAAAGATTAGTATAGGCGCTGATTATAAAAATGAAGCTATGCATTACTCCACAGGCCAAGAGGTTTATGGAGGACACGTAATTAGTGATATTCTTTTTAAAAATGAAGATAATTCTTATAATATTTTTATAAAAAAAAATAACGAAATACTTCCTTGGAAAAAGTTTAACTCTAATATGGCAGTTTCTGTAGAGTACGATCTTAAATACTAATGAAAAGTTTATACCATTTTATCATTAAGCCATTAGATAAAAGATATGAAAATATAAAAAAGGTTGATGATAAAGAATTAATTATTAATTCAAGTATAGAAAATCATATTTTTGTAAGCAAAAAAGCAGTTGTAGTTTCAACTCCAGCTGCTTATAAAACAAAAATTAAAACTGGTGATGAAGTTTACATTCATCATAATATCCTGCGTAGGTACTACAATCAAAAAGGCGTAGAAACAAATAGTGGAACTTATTTTAAAGAAGACTTATATTTTTGTTCTGCTGAGCAAATTTACATGTATAATTTAAAACCACATTTAAATTATTGTTTTATAAAACCATTAAAAAACCAAAGCTTCTTAGAGAGTAGAAAAGAACAACCTAATGTTGGTATAGTAAAATATACTAACGACTCCTTAGAAGCTATAGGAATAACACCTGGAACACTTATTACGTTCACACCTAACTCAGAGTTTGAGTTTATAATAAATGGTGAACGACTTTATTGTATGAAATCTAATGATATAGCTTTAACTCATGAATACCAAGGAAACGAAAAAGAAAATAATCCAAGCTGGGCAAAAAGCAATTGAGGAATTAATTAAGGTAGCAAAAGAAAAGATTGTTGACTCAGACGACGACGTAAGCGCTGATAGATTAAAGAACGCTGCCGCTACTAAAAAGCTAGCCATAATGGATGCTTTTGAAATATTAACTAAAATACAAACAGAAGAAGAAATGTTGAATGAAAAACCTAAAGAAGTAAAAGAACAAAAAACTTTTAGAGGTTTTGCAGAAGGGAGAAGTAAGTGAGTTATCAACAATCTCTTTGGAAAGAAATTAAGGACGTTGTAAATCCTAAGATATTAGCTAAAAACAATAGGTTTAAAAAATGGGAGTATGGTTATAACTCTGATTATGATTTTATAGTAATAAGTAAAACTGGAAAAATTGGACAAATCATTGAAATACAGAATCTCAGGATTGCTCTACCAACAGCAAGTGAACCGTTTAAACGAAGCGAAAAAAAAGCGGAGCAACGCTGGGAAAGACAAGAGTACCCAAAAGAATTAAGTAGAATTAAAAGTAGGTTCGACTGGGAGGAATATCCAGCTGATTTTAAAGAAAAGTGGTATGATTATATCGACGAAGAATTCAAAAGAAGAGAACAAGGTTACTGGTTTTATAATAACAATATTCCTACTTATATTACTGGTACACATTACATGTACCTCCAATGGTCAAAGATCGACGTTGGAGCCCCTGATTTTAGAGAAGCAAATAGATTATTCTTTATATTTTGGGAAGCATGCAAGGCAGATACTAGATGTTACGGGATGTGCTACCTTAAAAACCGACGATCTGGATTTTCATTTATGTCCTCGGCAGAACTTGTTAACCAAGCAACAATATCTAGTGATGCCAGATTTGGTATACTCTCTAAATCTGGATCAGATGCTAAAAAAATGTTTACAGATAAAGTCGTACCAATATCCGTTAACTATCCGTTTTTCTTCAAACCGATCCAAGACGGTATGGATCGTCCTAAAACAGAACTCGCATACAGAGTTCCAGCTTCAAAGCTTACTAGAAGGAAGCTTGAGAGCAATGAACAATTAAGAGAGCTAGACGGACTTGATACAACTATTGACTGGAAAAACACAGGCGACAACTCTTACGATGGTGAGAAATTAAAATTATTAGCACACGACGAAAGCGGAAAATGGGAAAGACCGGACAACATATTAAACAACTGGCGAGTTACAAAAACAACACTAAGGCTAGGATCAAGAATCGTAGGCAAGTGTATGATGGGCTCAACTTCAAACGCATTAGATAAAGGTGGAAACAATTTCAAAAAGTTATACTATAATTCAGACGTTACAAAAAGAAATAGAAACGGACAAACTTCTTCTGGACTCTATTCTCTGTTCATCCCTATGGAGTGGAACTACGAAGGATTCATGGATTCTTACGGATCACCTGTTTTCATTAGAGAAGAAAATCCAGTCAAAGGAGTTGACGGTTTTGAAATTACAACAGGCGTTATTGAACACTGGGAGAACGAAGTTGAAGGCTTAAAAAATGATCAAGATAGCTTAAATGAATATTACAGACAATTTCCAAGAACTGAAATGCATGCTTTTAGAGATGAGTCAAAGCAAAGTTTATTTAATTTAACTAAAATATACGAACAAATAGATTATAATTTAGAAATTAATAATATAAATAGCGTTACTACTGGCAGTTTTCAGTGGGTTAGAGGAGTTAAAGACACTAAAGTGGAGTTTTATCCTAACAAAAATGGAAGATTTAAAATATCATGGGTACCACCTGTTAATTTACAAAATAGATTAATATTAAAAAATGGAACTAAATATCCAGGCAATGAGCATATTGGAGCTTTTGGTTGTGATAGCTATGATATTAGTGGAACTGTTGATGGTAAAGGATCTAATGGTTCATTACACGGTTTAACTAAGTTTTCTATGGAAGATGCACCGCCTAATCACTTCTTTTTAGAATATATAGCAAGACCGCAAACAGCTGAAATATTTTTTGAAGATGTTCTTATGGCATGTGTGTTTTATGGTATGCCAATATTAGCAGAAAACAATAAGCCTAGGTTGTTATATTATTTTAAACGAAGAGGTTATAGAGGGTTTTCAATGAATCGTCCTGATAAAATTTGGAACAAGCTGTCTACAACAGAAAAAGAAATTGGTGGAATACCTAACTCAAGCGAAGACATTAAGCAAGCTCACGCCGCTGCTATAGAGTCTTATATAGAAGAATATGTAGGTATTACAAAAGAAGGTTTTGGAGATATGTATCATCAAAAAACATTAGAAGATTGGGGTGTTTTCAATATTAATAATAGAACAAAGCACGATGCTACAATAAGCTCTGGCTTAGCTATAATGGCATGTAACAAAAATAGATACAGGCCAAATCCTGAAAAAAAATATCAACCTATAAAATTAGGTATTAAAAAATACAGTAATGATGGGGTAATTTCAAAAATAATAAAATAAATAAATGAATCAAATTACTTACGATAACAATAGTTCATTTCCAAGTCAGGTAGTACCTGACGCTGAGAAAGCTACTTTAGAATACGGTCTTGCTGTTGGTAGAGCTATAGAGGGTGAATGGTTTAGAAACTATAGAAGTGGAGCTAATTTAAACAGCTACGCTACTAATTTTACTAACTACCATAATTTAAGATTATATGCTAGAGGTGAACAAAGTGTTCAAAAATACAAAGATGAGTTAGCTATAAATGGCGATTTGTCATATCTTAATTTAGACTGGAAACCAGTTCCTGTAATATCTAAATTTGTTGATATAGTTGTAAATGGCATGTCTCAAAGAAACTATGAAATAAAAGCTTTTGCTGTAGATCCTTTTTCTACAAAAGCTAGAACAAAGTACGCAGAGGATCTATTAAGAGATGTTCAAGAGAGAGAGTTAATGCAACAAATAAACCAAGCTACAGGTTTAGATTTAACGTCTCCACAATATAAAAGATTACAATTAGAGTCTGAAGAAGAAATAAAATTACATTTACAACTAGACTACAAACAGTCTGTAGAAATAGCAGAAGAAGAAGTAATAAATGATGTATTAAATAAGAATAAATACGAACTAACTAAAAGAAGATTTTGTGAAGATTTAACAATACTAGGTATTGGCGCAGTGAAAACAAACTGGAACAGAGCTGAAGGTGTTGTAGTGGAATATGTTGATCCAGCTAGTTTAGTTTATTCCTATACTGAAGATCCTAACTTTGAAGACATATACTATGTAGGTGAAGTTAAAGCTATAAGCTTGCCAGATTTAAAAATGCAATTTCCAAACATTACAGACGAGGAAATGATACAAATACAAAAGTATCCTGGAAATACAGAGTATTTAAGAAACTGGAGTGGAAGAAGTGACAACCAAACTGTTCAAGTAATTTATTTTGAATACAAAACTTATTCAGATCAAGTTTTTAAAATTAAAGAAACATCTACTGGATTAGAAAAAGCTTTAGAAAAAACAGATATGTTTAACCCACCGCCTAATGATGGGTTTGAAAGAGTTTCTAGAACTATAGAAACACTTTATAGTGGGGCAAAAATACTAGGGCACCCTATGATGTTAAAATGGGGTTTATCTGAAAATATAACTAGACCTATAGCAGATACAACTAAAGCTAAAATGAATTACAACATATGCGCTCCTAGAATGTATAAAGGACGTATAGATTCAATAGTTAATAGAATAACTGGTTTTGCCGACATGATTCAATTAACTCATCTTAAAATACAGCAAGTATTATCCAGAGTGGTTCCAGATGGTGTATTCTTAGATATGGATGGCTTAGCAGAAGTTGATTTAGGCAATGGAACTAGTTACAATCCGGCAGAAGCTTTAAATATGTATTTTCAAACTGGGTCTGTAGTAGGTAGAAGTTTAACACAAGATGGAGACCCTAATAGAGGTAAGGTTCCAATACAAGAGTTACAGACTGGATCTGGTGGTGCTAAAATACAAAGTCTTATACAAACTTATCAGTATTACTTGCAAATGATAAGAGATGTTACCGGGCTTAACGAGGCTAGAGATGGCAGTAAACCTGATAAAAACGCTTTAGTAGGCTTGCAAAAACTAGCTGCAGCTAACTCTAACACAGCAACAAGGCATTTACTACAAGCAATGTTATACTTAACGTCAAGAACTTGTGAAAATATAGCTTTAAGAATATCAGACTCATTGCAATTTCCTTTTACTAGAACAGCTCTAGAACAAAGTATATCAAGATACAATGTTTCAACATTAGATGAATTATCAGAATTAAATATACATGATTTTGGTATATTTTTAAATTTAATGCCTGATGAAGAGGAGAAAGCAGTATTAGAACAAAATATACAAATAGCTTTAAAAACACAAGCTATAAACCTAGAAGACGCTATAGACCTTAGAGAAGTTAGCAATATAAAGCTTGCTAATCAAATGCTTAAAGAAAGAAGAAAAAGAAAAGAAGCGAATGATCAAAGAAAGCAACAAGCTAATATACAAGCTCAAGCTAAAGCAAACGCTGAGACTGCTGAAAAAGCCACTTTAGCAGAAATGCAAAAACAACAAGCACTAGCGGAAACTGAGGTAAAAATAGAACAAGCTAAGTCTCAGTTTGAGATTAACAAAATGCAACAAAAAGCTGAGATAGATAAGCAACTGCTTCAAATGAAGTATGGTTTTGATATTCAATTAAAAGAAATGGACGTTAGACAAGCGTCTAATAAAGAAAAAATGATTGAAGATCGTAAAGATAATAGAACAAAGTTAGAAGGAACACAGCAAAGTGCTATGATAGATCAAAGAAAAAAAGATCTAGCTCCTATTGATTTTGAAAGTCCACAAGTAGAGAATACTCTAAATACTGGAGATAGTGCTGAGATGCCTATGTAAAAATAACAATTATTATATTATATTATGTCAGAAACAATTCAAGATAAAGAGAAGGCACCTCTTAAAGTTAAAAAACCAAAAAAATTAAGTAAAAAAACACAAGAAACTATTAAAGTTGACTTAAGTAAAAAACAAGAAGATGCCATTCAAACACAGAAGATAGATGATAGCGATGCTGTTGTCGAAGAAAAGAAAGACGAGGCAAGTGGCAAAGAAGTGGTTGAAGAAGTACGGGCCACCAAAGAAGAAGTAGAAACACCTGTTATAGAAGAAATAAAAGAAGAGGTAGAAGAAGCTACTAAAGAATTAAAAGAAGCTATAAGAGACGAAAAGGTCGTTGGAAAACAATTACCTGAAAACATCGAAAAACTAGTAACTTTCATGGAAGAAACTGGTGGTAACGTAGAAGACTATGTTAGATTAAACGCTGATTACTCTAAGTTAACAGACGATGCTTTGCTTAATGAATATTACAAAAGAACTAAACCACATCTAAACTCAGAAGAAATTAACTTTATGCTAGAAGATAATTTTACATGGGATGAAGAAGTGGAAGAAGAGCGAGATATAAGAAAAAAGAAACTTGCTCTAAAAGAAGAAATTGCAAAAGCCAAAAACTTTTTGGAAGATACTAAGAGTAAATATTACGACGAGATCAAGTTGAGACCGGGCGTTACTCAAGAGCAACAAAAAGCTATGGATTTTTTCAATAGATACAACAAAGAACAACAAATAGCAGAACAACATCACGAGTCATTTAAAAATAAAACTAATAATCTTTTCACTAACGAATTCAAAGGTTTTGAATTTAATTTAGGAGAAAAAAAATTTAGATATAAAGTTTCAAATACTAGCGATGTTGCAGAAAGACAGTCTAACTTAAATACATTTGTTAAGAAGTTCTTAAACAAAGATGGTGAAGTTGTTGATACTGTAGGTTATCACAAAGCTATTTACGCTGCTGAAAATGTAGATACTATTGCTAATCATTTTTACGAGCAAGGCAAGGCCGATGCTGTTAAAGATGTAATGGCTAAATCTAAAAACATAAACACAGAAAGTAGGCCACAAGCCAATGGAGACATGTTTATTAATGGATTAAAAGTAACTGCTGTTAATGGCGTTGATGCTTCTAAGTTGAAATTTAAAAGTAAAAAACAATAACAACTAAAAAAATAAAACTATGAGTTTATCTGGTGGGGCAATCCCCCCAAGTTTAGTTCCTTCGCAAAAAAGAATGACATTAAGAGAAAATTATTTAACTTTTGATGGAGCTGGAGGAACATTCGCACAACAATATCTACCTGAGCTTTACGAAGCAGAAGTAGAAAGATACGGAAACCGAACAATTGGTGGTTTCTTGAGAATGGTAGGCGCTGAAATGCCTATGACATCTGATCAAGTAATTTGGTCTGAACAAAATAGATTACACATTGCTTATAACACTGCAGCTGGAGCTAACGCTACAGGCATAGGTAATGCTAACGCTACTGTGACCATTGATCTAGACGGAACAAGCACTACTACTGCTGCTGTAAGAGTTGGTCAAACAGTTTTGATTTCTGATGCTGCTACTGGTTTAGTTACTGCAAAAGGTTTAGTACAAGGTTTAAATGATGCTACTGTAGGTGGAAATGATTACAAAAAGAATGTACTTGAAGTTGCTATTTATGGTAGTGTAGGAGCTAATCCTCTACCAGCGGCATTACAAGGAGCTGTTAAGCTTTTTGTATATGGTTCTGATTTTGGAAAAGGTACTGTAGGTATGGAAGGTTCTATTGAGCCATCTTTTACTCAATACCAAAACTCTCCAATAATCATAAAAGATAACTTTCAAATCAACGGATCTGACGCTGCTCAAATTGGTTGGGTTGAAGTTGCTACTGAAGACGGAACATCTGGTTATTTATGGTATTTAAAATCTGAGTCTGAAACAAGATTAAGATTTGAAGATTACTTAGAAATGGCAATGGTTGAAGGTAAGTTTATGAACCCTGCAAACATTAATGATTCTGGAGTTCCTTTCGATTTTGGTGGTTCTGCTACTAACACAACTCAAGATGTTAAAGGTACTGAAGGTTTATTTGCCGCTATCGAAGATAGAGGTAATATATATTCTGGATTTGCTGGTGCTGCTGCTCCTGGATCAGGTGCAATTGCAGACTTTGATGAGATCTTAAAAAATCTAGACAAGCAAGGAGCTATTGAAGAAAACATGTTATTCTTATCAAGATCTACGGCTCTTGATTTTGACGATATGATTGCTGCTCAAGCTGGTGGAGGTTTTGCTTCTACTCAAGCCGCTTCTTACGGTTTATTTGACAACGATGGAGATATGGCATTAAATTTTGGATTTTCAGGTTTTAGAAGAGGTTCTTATGACTTCTACAAAACTGATTGGAAATACTTAAATGATGCTTCTACTAGAGGATTATCTAACGAGATTGATGGTGTAATGGTTCCTGCTGGAACAACTACAGTGTACGATCAAATGTTAGGATCTAATATTAGACGTCCATTCTTACATGTAAGATATAGAGCTTCTGAAACTGAAGATCGAAGAATGAAGTCTTGGATCACAGGTTCTGTAGGCGGTGCTTACACTGACACTTTAGATGCTATGACTGTAAGTTTCTTATCTGAAAGATGTTTAGTAACACAAGCTGCTAACAATTTTGTATTGTTTAAAGGAGCTTAATTAATATATAACGTGGGGAGAAATCCCCACTTTATTAATCTTTTAAATAATAAAAATTATGGCAACATTAAGATTTCCTTACGAAGCTGGTCGTTTTATGACTGTTAAGGTTGATCGAGTTATTGATGTAGTGGCTGTTTCAGGTGCCGCAAAAAAAATCGATCTTTTAACAGACTTACCAATGGCTTCCGGGCAAGAAATGAAAATTACATTAGAATACAAAACAGCTGAACCAACCGCTACTGATCTAGTTCTTTTACAAGAAGCGATCGTTGAAGCTGCTCAAACTCCTGCTAGTTCTGAGATTTTTAGATTAACCGAAGATGATAAAACTGCAGGTTATGCTTTAGTGAAAACTAACGGCACGCTTGTAACATCTGCTTAAATATAGAATTATGAGTAATTATATACAAATACAAGTAGGTGTAGAAGATGTCTACGATCTACCTTTAAAA